TGCAGTTCTGACAGCTTACCGCCCTCTGTTTTTATTTCTACAAACCATGTCTGACCGTTAGGCAGACAAGCTACACGATCAGCCACACCCCGATGCGCTGGCGATGTAAACTTGTAGCTCTTGCCACCTAACTGCTCGACTACTTTTTTAAAGTATGCTTCAACTTGTTTTTCTAACATAAGCACACATTACTTACCCTTTTTCTATGTGTCAAGCAATTTATTATTAAATTAAATGTTGACATACTAATTTTATGTATGCTAATCTGCAAACTCAATAGGTAAACTAAAGGAATCTAAATGCAACACTCTTCAGTCGTAGGCGGTTCAACCGCTAAACGTGTTATTGCCTGCCCTGGCTCTGTCGCACTCTGCGACAAGATGCCACCACGTCCTTCTAATAAGTATGCAGACGAAGGCACCCTACTACATAATGTCATTGCAGAAATACTTGATAAAGGCCACACGCCTGAGCATTACCTTGGCACCGTGTACGAAGCGCAAGTATTAACGCAAGAACTGATTGACAACAAAATCAAACCTGCGCTTGATGCGTTAGATGCGATTGATCCCGACAAGCAGATGGAATACGCAGTCGAGACACGCGTTGGCTTTGGTGACTTCTTGCCAAACGTATTTGGCTCAACCGACTTCTTAGGTCGTATCGGTGACACAGCTTATGTATTAGATTGGAAGTTTGGTGACGGTGTAGCCGTAGAGGTTGAAGAGAACCCACAGCTTATGTTCTACGCTGCTGCTGCCATGCGTACTAAAGAAGTGTCATGGGTATTTGATGGCGTGACATCTATCGAGATGATTATTGTACAACCGCCAGCCGTTAAACGTTGGACCACAAACCCTAATCGTATCAAACTGTTTGAGCAGTCATTAGCCCTTGCAGTCCGTCAGTCACAAGCACCTGATGCTAGACTTAATGCAGGCGATCATTGCCGTTGGTGTGCAGGCAAGCCTATCTGTCCTCAGATGACTGGCGCTGTTGACCGTGTGTTGCATACCAAACTAGATGCGTTGCCTGTTGAACAAATAGGTGTATACTTGCAAAACGCCGACGTAATTGAGCAATGGATCACAGACTTACGTGCGTTAGCTTTTCAAATATTAGAGGCAGGTAAACCTGTCCCAGGCTATAAGCTAGTTGCCAAACGTGCGACTAGACAATGGGTCAACGAAGAGGATGCGAAGTCTGCACTTCTTAAAGACCTACCAGAATCTGACATAATAGAGACGACGTTAATCTCACCAGCTAAAGCTGAGAAGGTGCTTAAAAAACACGGTCTTACTTTACCTGAAGGGACAGTCGTCGCTATTAGTTCAGGTAGTACGCTGGCAAACGAGGATGACCCTCGCCCAGCATTGTTGCAAATCGGACAGCAATTGACCGCTGCCCTTAATAAAATCATCTAAAGGAAATTAAAATGTCTAATATCGTAACTTTTTCACAAGCAAATCTACCAGCAGTTTCTTCTTTAAGCACAGCCTTACGTTCACTTGAGAACGATGTATCGCCAGCAGGCGTTGCTATTCTTAAGATGGACAAGACAGGTCATTGGGTGTTTGGTGCAGACCAAACAGAAGTCGAAGATGACGCTACATGGGCTGTCAATCCGTTCTCATTCATACATGGCTTTATCGCATGGGGTGATGGCGACGTATTAGGTGAGAAGATGGTGTCAGTATCACAGCCGTTACCTGAGCTTGATGGTGCGCCACCTGCAGCTAAACGCGGATGGGAGACGCAAGTGGGTCTGTCATTGAAGTGCATCTCTGGCGAAGATAAGGGTTTAGAAGTTCGCTTCTCTACTACATCTGTTGGCGGTAAACGTGCAGTTCAAGCGTTAGCAGTAGCGATTGCTAATCAAGTAGAAGCGGATCAGACTAAGCCTGTACCTGTCATCTATTTGAAGAAAGAACATTACCAACATAAGTCGTATGGCAAAATCTATACTCCTGTCTTTGAGATTAAAGAATGGGTAGGTATGGACGCTGAAGTTGCAGGCGAGACTGCTGAAGAAGAAGCACCTGCTGAAACTACACGTCGTCGTCGTTCAACATAATGATACTGTGGCTCGATTTTGAGTCACGTAGCCGCTGCGACTTACCTAGTCGCGGCGTCTACAACTACGCTCAAGACAGTAGCACCGATGTGCTATGTATGTCCTATGCGTTTGATGATAGTGACGTCATTACATGGACGCCAGATATGCCGTTCCCCGAAGAGGTACGTAACTTCAAGGGTCAAATACGTGCGCACAATGCAACGTTTGAGCGCTTAGTCTTTTGGTATGTCTTACAGATTAACTTTGATTTAACACAGTTCTATTGCACAGCTACCCAAGCGCGTGCTAACTGTGCGCCTGGCTCACTAGAGGACGTTGGACGTTTCTCAGGGGCCACGATGCGTAAAGACCACCGTGGTAAGCAATTGATCAGACTGCTATCACTCCCTCGTGCTGACGGCACGTTTAATGATGACCCTACCTTGATGGCTGAGATGATTGCATACTGCGAGACTGACGTTAAAGTCATGCGCACTATCTCTAAAGCCTTACGCGACCTATCAGACCAAGAGCTTGCAGACTATCATGTCAATGAACGTATCAACGACAAGGGTGTGCTGCTTGATAAAGACCTTGCCGACTCCGCTATCCGCTACGCAAGCGTAGAACTAGAAGAGATCGAACGCATCGTGTCTGAGGTAACGAAGGGTGCTATCACATCAGTACGCTCACCGCGTATGCGCGAGTGGGTGCAAGAACGCGTTGGCCCAGAAGCCCTTAAGCTAATGACGCTTATTAAAGATGGAGACAAAAAGATGTCTATTGACAAATCCGTTCGCGCTAACCTATTACTGTTAGCCGAAGAGAACCCTGACGAAGTGCCAGCCGATGTCGCTGACGTTATCCAATGTGCTGACGATCTGTGGGCATCATCTGTTGCTAAGTTCAACCGCCTATCCCAGCTCGCTGACGAAGAGGACCACCGTGTACGTGGTGCGTTTGTGTTCGCTGGTGGTAGTGCTACAGGCCGTGCGTCTAGCTATGGCGCTCAGGTTCACAACTTCACACGTAAGTGTGCTAAAGACCCAGAGGCAGTTAGACATGCCATGGTGCGAGGTCATGCGATAGTGCCGACATATGGCAGACGTATCACCGACGTGCTAAAAGGTATGCTACGTCCTGCGTTAATCCCTGCTAAGGGTAAGTCCCTCGTCGTTGCCGATTGGAACGCGGTAGAGGCTAGACTAACCCCTTGGCTTTCCAATGATCCACGTGCAGAAGAGGTGCTAGATGTTTTTAGATCAGGTCGTGATATTTATATTAGAGAAGCAGCGGCAATATTTCACCAAGCCGAGATGGAGATTACGCCAGACAAACGCCAAATTGGAAAAGTGGCAATATTGTCATGCGGCTTTGGTGGTGGCGTGGGGGCTTTTGGCGCTATGGGCCGTAACTATGGCATTATACTTAGCGAGTCAGATGCTAGACGCACAGTCGACGCTTGGCGACGAGCTAACCAATGGGCTGTTAATTATTGGCAGTCACTAGAGTCCGCCTACACACGCGCGATGCGTAACGTTGGTAAAGAGTTTAGTGTGGGTCGTGTGACCTACTTATACGACGGCGTACATTTATGGTATGCTTTGCCTTCGGGTCGAATACTTTGCTATCCACATGCAAAGCTAGAACCTGAAGGGGTGACTTACGCTAAAGCAGCGTGGAAGCCTTCTGCTGACGCTACCGAGTGGCCTAGAGCTAGATTATGGAAGGGCTTGGCGTGTGAGAACATCACCCAGGCCGTTGCTAACGATCTACTCCGACACTCACTAAGAAACTTAGATGACGTGATATTACACGTACACGATGAGATTGTAATCGAGACCGATACACCGAATGAAGTGCTACAACAAATGAGCGATGTAATGTGTACGCCCCCTGAATGGGCTAAGGGTCTCCCTTTGTCTATTGAAGCCGATATAATGACTAGATATGGAAAGGGTTAATTATGGAACTATGGACTGCAATTCCAGGATACGATGGATTTTATGAGGTTAGTAATTACGGTAATGTTAGATCTTTAACGCGATTCGTGCCTTATGGACGATATAAAGGTATGACGTATAAAGGTAGAGACATAACTTTATTTTTAACTAATCAATATCCTAGCGTTAAACTATCTAAAGCAGGTATAACTAAAACAATGTACGTACATGAGCTAGTGCTTTTAGCTTTTGAAGGTAATCGCCCTGCAACTATTGATAGGGCTGAAATTAGACATCTTGATGGCAATAAGTTAAATAGTAACTTAAGTAATTTGAAGTATGGGACGATTAAAGAAAACGTAGCTGACAGAAAGTTACATGATCAAGGTTTAGTCGCGGTTAAATAAAAAAAGACCGCCCTGTAAGGCGGTCTATCAAGGAGTAGATTTATGGAGTTCCTAGAGTATATCACAAGTATTGCCCCTGTAGGTGAGACTATCCTATTAGTTAAACAAAAGCCTTTACTTGATAAGGGCGCTTTGCAATATCATAATGATGGTGCGATTAAGTGTACTTGGCCTGCGTACTTGCCTGAGCAGGCTAAGATTAAAAAGGGCGACGCTTGGTACGCTAACACCGCCTGCTTTATTCTAGACCGCTTTGCTGATGGCAAGGTGTCTGCGTCTGCATCTAACTGTGAGCGTGTCGCGTTCATGGTGTTAGATGACGTAGGCACTAAGTCTAAGGTGCCACCGCTGGCGCCTACATGGATTATCGAGACCAGCCCTGCTAATTATCAGTATGGCTATACTTTTGCGTTAGATGATCAACCTTTGAAGGGAGACTTTAGTGCTGCGATTAAAGCTATTGCTGATGCTGGTTTCACGGATGGCGGTGCTATTAACCCTGTCCGTAACTTTAGAGTTGCTGGTAGTGTCAATCTTAAACCTAATCGTGATAATTTTGCTTCTAAGCTGATTGAGCTACACCCTGAGCGTGAGTTCAGTCTACCGCAAATATGTGAAGCGTTACATGTAACGCCAGCACCCGCTGACACCGCCTCTATCACGTCTATCAGACTCAAAGACGATGGCGGTGACGATGTCCTTAGCTGGATGAGTGCTAACGGTATGATTATCACGCCTAAGAACGGCGAGGGCTGGGTCGGTGTTGTATGTCCTAACAGCGCTAGCCATAGTGATGGTAACCCAGAGGCTAGATACAAGCCCCTAGACCGTTCGTTCTGTTGCTACCATGAACATTGTCAAGACCTAGACTCTAAGACCTTCTTATCATGGGTGGCTGACAATGGCGGCCCTAAACACACTCACGGCTTACGTGAGGAACTATTGGCGGACGTGATGACTACAGCACTATCTAAAATTGAGCCTTCTGACATGTTTACGCATGACGCTGACGACCTGATCGCTGAGGTAGAGCGTAAAGAGCTAGGCCGTATAGAGAAGGCTGACTGGTTCAAGCGCTTTGCCTATATACAAGAGGATGATGCCTATTTTGATTTACAAGACCGCCGAGAGGTTAGCCGTTCTACTTTTAATGCGTTATTTAGACATATTGACTGCCGTTCTATTCACACCGCCACCCGTGTGCTTCCTGCTGTGTCTTATGATGAAAACCGTCAATCAATGGGTGCTAAAGCACTTGTTGGCATAACTTACGCTGCTGGTGAGACTGTGCTTGTGTCTCGTGATGGCGATATCTATGGCAACCGCTGGCGTGATGCCCGCCCTACTAACTTGGTTGAGGGTGACATAACCCCGTGGCTAGACCATGCACGTAGTCTGGTGCCTAACGAAGATGAGCTAGCGCATATCCTAGACGTAATGGCGTTTAAGGTGCAACATCCTGAGATTAAAATCAATCATGCCGTGTTACATGGCGGTGATGAGGGTAGCGGTAAAGATACGTTCTGGGCGCCGTTCCTATGGGCTGTTTGCGGTGATAACTTGCGTAATCGTGGCATTATGGATAACGATAGTGTCAATAGCCAATGGGGCTATCAATTAGAGTCCGAAGTGCTAATTATCAATGAGCTAAAAGAACCTGACGCTAGTGCTAGGCGTCAACTTGCTAACAAGCTCAAGCCTATCATCGCTGCGCCGCCTGAAATGTTACCTATCAATCGCAAGGGCTTGCACCCTTACATGATGCTAAACCGAGTCTTTGTCCTAGCCTTTAGTAATGACCCTGTGCCTATCTCTCTTGCTAGTCAAGACCGCCGCTGGTTCTGCGTATGGAGTCATGCGCCTAGAATGGAACCTAGTGCCGCCGCTAAACTTTGGGCATGGTATAAAAATGGGGGCTTTTCTGCTATTGCATCGTGGCTTGTGCTACGTGACATCTCTAAATTCAATCCTAGCGCCGCGCCTATGATGACTGAGTTTAAGGCTAACCTAGTTGAGCATGGTATGTCGATGGCAGAGTCTTACCTGGTTGAGCAAATGCGTAACCGTGTTGGCGAGTTTGCGAAGGGTGTTATCGGTTCGCCTTTCCATTCATTGTGCGATAGGCTGGCGGGTTCAGCACCTAGCGGAGTCAAAGTCCCTCAAGCTGCTTTACTTCATGCGCTTAAAGAGGCGGGATGGATTGACTGCGGACGTTTAATGTGTCGTGAATATACAGCCAAAAAACACATCTACTGCGCCCCTGAGTTCATCGAATATAAGAAGTCCGATTTAAGGCGCATGGTTGAGATAACAGAGCCACCTAAAATGGTTGTGATTAAATAACAGTTTTACAGATGACAGACAAACAAAAACGGCCGTTAAGGCCGTTTTCTTTTTTGGTTGATAGAATGGTGTCACAAATCATAAATAATAGCGATAAGCCCCGCTATGATGGCTGCAGACATTAGCAGCATAATTTATTCAACTTTAACCACTCTTGAACATAGGCTTTTATTGAGCCATTCATGCCAAGATATGTAAGTGTCCCGCTCTTGAAGTCTTTTGGGCGGTCTTTAGTGTCTCGCTTCACTTTGTAGACGCTTTTAATATTCACGCCCTTAAATATGCAAGCGTCCTCGAAGCTATCAAAAATGACGTGTTCGTTACTGTCTCGGTCTAGAACTTTATACATAATTAAATCTCCTCTCTAAATGTTTTAATTGCGTTTTCAATTCTTGCGTTACATTCTGCGCTGATTGCGAGCATTAAATTAAGGTAGTCGTTTAAGTTCTCGCATCCGTCTAACTCCTCTGCGCTTTGCATCTCCTCTAATACATTCTCAAGTGTTACGCTTGCTGAATAGCTTAATAGTTTCATTTCATGCCCCTTTAAAATTGTTGAAATACAAAACGTTTGTCGTTGCCGTCCATAAACGAACCGCATAGCCATGTTTCATCTTTTAAAAATTCCTCAATTGACTTCCAATCGGTTGACGCTGGGTAACAGTCTCGCACCTCATCCGCTGACATCTCTACAAAGTCGCAGCATAGCCCGATAACATCTAACTCCATCTCGTAGCTACTGTTCTCCATTTCGGTCAACGCATCAAACAGCACATTAAGCCCTTCATAACTGAAGTTTGTTCGGTCATGGTCTTGGAACGCACGACGAAAGTCGAATAAATTGATAGTTTGTTTCATGTCTAGCCCCTTAGTAATGGTGAATTATTTAATGCAAAGTCAAACGAATAGCAAAAACCCACAAACAGGATTGCCACCAACACATATAAAACCCAATCGTGTTTCATGTTAAGACTCCAACACTTGCACGATATAGCCATCTTTTAAATAGTCGATGGCTTCGCTTAAGGCTTCAGCTTCTGTAGAATATTCGCCACGTTCTTGTTGTGGCTCTTTGCTAGTGAATTGAACGTATAAAGTAAACATTTTTATATCTCCTGATTAAATTTAGCCCTGTTTTTTGTGGGCATGAGTAATTAGAACACACAAATATATTTAGTGTCAAACTATTTTTGACAATAGATAAAAAGGCGGTTTGTAGTCGGTTGATAGTCTTTTGTAGTTATGGTTTCGAGGTGAAATGACTACGCTTAGAGCATTGATGCGCTTAGCTTGTAGCTGTTTGTCTGTCATGTAGTCATTATTTTTAGAAGATATTAAGAGTTTATATATATAAGGTGTAAAAGATTGTGTTGTGCTGACCGTGAGCGACTGAAAACGATGTGACTACATGACTACATGACTACATTTTTCGCCCCGTGTTTTTTGCAGCATGCTCAAAACATGGAATGGTCACCGCATGACTACATGACTGACAAAAGTAAAATGACTACATGACTGACAACTAAGCATGAAACTTTTTGCCCGTGACTACATGACTACACGACTACATACCGCCAGCACGTATAAAGCTAAATGATAATCATTCTCATGCAGAAAGCTGTTTGCATTTTGCTGGGGGGGGTAGGGCCTTGGGGTGACAGGTCACGGATACGATGGTGTCAGAAGAAATTTTTTTTATTATGGCTTGACACATAATGCCTATTGCATATACCATGCGAGCATGACATTCCTCTCGATACCTTTTTCGCCACGCGAGTTGAAGGCAACTGAGTCTCGCTTACAGGCCATCTACGATGCAGCAAAGCTTGGGTTGAAGAACGACTCTCTGGCGTTAGCTGCAGGGATGATGCCGTCCGAGTATCGGCAACTCTGCCAGGTTGATCCTGTTGCAGAGATGGCAGCACAAAAAGGTAAGGCTGATGGCGAGAAAGAGATGGCGCAACATCTAGTGGCAGCAGCCCGTGAAGGCGACGCTAAGTCAGCTCTTGCTGTACTACAACATGTACACGGCTGGACAGCCAAGACTGAGATTAGCGTGGATGTGTATCAGAAAATAAGTATTACTCAAGCTTTGCTAGAAGCTCAATCGCGTGTTATTGAAGGCACCGTCGTAGACAACGAATAATGCAACTACCTATATATAGCTCGGATGAAGAACAGTTATTGATGTCACGTCTGTGGGACCCGCGTGTCGCAGACGACCCTGAAGCGTTCGTGCTGTTCGCGTTCCCGTGGGGTCAAGCCAACACGCCGTTAGCAAAGTTCAGAGGGCCAAGACAATGGCAACGCGACGTGCTAAGAACAATCGGCAAGCACATCAAAGATAATCAAGGGCAAGTCGACATGTCAACGCTACGTGAGGCAGTCAGCTCAGGGCGGGGAATCGGTAAGTCGGCGCTAGTCAGTTGGCTAATCTTGTGGATGTTAACAACACGCATAGGTAGCTCGGTAGTGGTGTCAGCTAACAGCGAGTCGCAGCTCAGGTCAGTCACATGGGGCGAGCTGACTAAGTGGCAGGCCATGATCATCAACGCGCATTGGTGGGAGATCAGCGCGACTAAGCTCGTGCCAGCCAAATGGGTGTGTGAACTAGTCGAGCGCGACCTCAAGAAGGGGACGCGGTACTGGGCGGCTGAGGGTAAGCTGTGGAGTGAAGAGAACCCAGACAGCTACGCGGGTGTGCATAACCACGACGGCATGATGTTAATATTTGATGAAGCGAGCGGCATACCTGACGCTATCTGGTCCGTTGGGGCAGGCTTCTTCACGGAGAACATATTAGATCGGTATTGGTTTGCGTTCAGCAACCCGCGCCGTAATCAAGGCTACTTCTTTGAGTGTTTCAACTCTAAGCGTGACTTTTGGCATGGGAGACAGATAGATGCTAGGCAAGTCGAGGATACAGATAAAGCGGTTTACGAACAGATTATTGCCGAGTATGGTGAGGACTCTTCGCAGGCGAGGGTCGAGGTATACGGTGAGTTTCCATCGGCAGGTGAAGATCAGTTTATCAGTCCTACACTTGTCGAGGACGCTTTCAAACGAGAGAGGTACAAAGATACTTCTGCGCCGATTGTTATCGGAGTTGACCCAGCGCGAGGCGGTGCGGACAGCACAGTCATCTTAGTGCGTCAAGGGCGTGACATTATTAGTATAAAACGCTATCAAGGCGAAGATACAATGTCTATCGTTGGACGCGTCATTGAAGCAATAGAAGAGTTCAAGCCTGTCATGACAGTCATCGACGAAGGTGGCCTGGGGTATGGCATATTGGATCGGCTAACCGAGCAACGCTACAAGGTCAGAGGTGTGAACTTCGGGTCACGCGCTAAGAACAGCATCATGTGGGGCAACAAACGAGCAGAGATGTGGGGCGCCATGCGCGACTGGCTCAAGACAGCCAGCATACCAGAGGATAGAAAACTAAAGTCAGACCTGACAGGTCCGATGAAGAAGCCAAACAGTAGTGGTACGATCTTCTTAGAAGGTAAGAAAGAGATGAAGGCAAGAGGCATGGCAAGTCCTGATGCAGCGGATGCGCTATGCGTCACGTTTGCATTTCCAGTAGCGCATCGTGAGTATGTTGACAAAGGCATAAAAAAGTCGTATGCTAACGGTGGCGGTATATCTAGTTCATGGATGGGAAGTTAAAATGGCTACAAAAAAAGCACATGACAAACCTATTGCGCATACCACTAAAGGTAAAGACGCAAACTACAAGCCTACAGATAAAGGCGCTGGCATGACAGCTAAAGGCCGTGCAGAGTATAACGCTAAGAACGGCAGTAACTTAAAGGCACCAGCACCAAACCCAAAGACAAAAGCAGACGAAGGCCGTAAAGCATCGTTCTGTGCTAGAATGGGTGGCGTAGTAAAAAATGCTAAAGGTGAAGCACCTAGAGCAAAAGCAGCACTTAAAAAATGGAAATGTTAAGGACATCATTATGGCAGCTAAACCAGGTTTATACGCAAATATCCACGCAAAGCAAGAACGCATTAAAGCAGGCTCAGGTGAAAAAATGAGAAAGCCTGGCGCTAAAGGCGCACCAACAGCTAAAGATTTTAAAGAGTCAGCTAAAACAGCTAAGAAAGGTAAGTAAAATGCCGTTAAAAAAATCACCAAGCAAAAGTGCGTTTCGTGAAAACGTCAAAGCAGAAATTAAAGCAGGCAAACCTATTAAGCAGGCCGTTGCAATTGCGTACTCAGCAAAAAGAGAAGCAACTAAAAAAGGTAACAAATGAGACTTAAACCATTAAGCGACTGCATTGTTGTAGAGCAATACGAAGAAAAAGTAAGCAGTATTATTTTTGTACCAGGTGCTAAGAAGTTGTTTAGCGGATATGTACGCGCAATCGGCCCAGGGAAAAAACTAGAAAATGGAAACTTATCAAATATGGATGTTCAAGTTGGGGATCATATTATGTTTGGTGAGTACACAGGTCAAACGACGACTATCGACGGTAAAGATTACCTGATGATGCGTAACACGGAAGTGATTGGACTGATAAATGAGTGATGAAATGGTAACCGTCGGTGTTGTCGCTAATGGCGGCAACAAGAAAAGCGATCCTAGGGATATGTTGGCTACAATGCGTAGCCGTTTTTCTATGGCGGTTTCTGCTTACTCAGAGTCAAGAGAAGATGAGCTTGACGACTTACGTTTTGAGGCTGGTTCGCCTGACAACCAATGGCAATGGCCTGCGGATGTGTTGGCAACACGTGGTTCAGTACAAGGCCAAACGATTAATGCTAGACCTTGCTTAACAATCAATAAGTTACCACAACATGTTCATCAAGTTACTAATGAACAACGCCAAAACCGACCTTCGGTGAAGGTAATTCCTGTAGATGATAATGCTGACGTAGAGGTCGCAGAGATTTTTGAGGGAGTTATTAGGCATATTGAATATATCTCAGATGCAGATGTCGCATACGACACCGCATGTGAAAATCAGGTCACCTATGGTGAAGGTTACATCCGTGTACTAACTAAATATTGCGACGACAATACCTTTGATCAAGACATCTACATTGGTCGCATCCGCAATTCCTTTAGCGTGTACATGGACCCTACAATCCAAGACCCAACTGGCGCTGATGCTGAATGGTGTTTTATTACAGAAGATATGACAAAAGCTGAATATGAGCGTCAATTTCCTGATGCAGCACCAATTTCAGCGATTATGCAACAAGGTGTAGGCGATTCTTCATTAAGTCAATGGCTAACAGAAGATACAGTCCGTATTGCAGAGTATTTTTACATAGACCACACGCCTTCTAAGCTAAATCTATACCGTGGCAACATCTCAGTAGTAGAAAATAGCCCTGAAGATAAGCAATTAAAAGATATGGGCCAAAAACCTATCAAGTCACGTACTGCTGACGTTAAAAAAGTCAAGTGGTTAAAGACAAACGGCTTTGAAATTTTGCAAGAACAAGAGTGGGCAGGTTGCTACATCCCTGTCGTGCGTGTAGTTGGTAACGAGTATGAAGTAGATGGACGATTGTACGTGTCTGGCCTTATACGTAATGCAAAAGATGCACAACGTATGTACAACTACTGGGTTTCACAAGAAGCTGAGATGTTGGCATTGGCGCCAAAAGCACCATTTATCGGTTACGGCGGTCAATTTGAAGGCTATGAGTCTCAATGGAAAACTGCAAACACAACAAATTGGCCTTATTTAGAGGTTAACCCTGACGTAACAGATGGTGCAGGTAGCGTTTTACCGTTACCGCAACGTGCGCAACCACCAATGGCTTCTAGCGGTCTGTTACAAGCAAAAGCAGGCGCTTCAGACGATATTAAGTCATCTACAGGTCAATATGACTCTAGTTTAGGCGCAACGAGCAACGAACGCTCAGGAAGAGCGATTTTAGCAAGAGAAAAACAAGGTGATACGGGTACATACCACTATATTGACAATTTAGCACGTGCTATTCGCCATATTGGGCGTCAATTAGTGGACTTAATCCCAAAAATCTACGATACAGAACGTGTAGCACGTATTATTGGCATTGATGGCGAAGTAAAATCAGCGAAAATTAACCCTGAACAGCCAGAACCAATTAAAAAAATAGTGAACGAAGCAGGTATTGTAGTTGAAAAAATCTACAATCCTAGCGTTGGTAAGTACGACATTGCGGTGTCTACAGGCCCAAGTTACATGACAAAACGTCAAGAATCACTAGATGCAATGAGCCAACTATTGCAAGGCAACCCACAATTGTGGCAAGTGGCTGGCGATTTGTTTGTTAAGAACATGGATTGGCCTGGCGCACAAGAGATGGCTAAACGTTTTGCTAAAACAATTGATCCTAAGCTATTAAATGATGCAGAAGATAACCCAGCATTGGCTGCCGCACAGCAACAAATGGAAGCGATGGGCAAAGAACTAGATCAGCTACATGGCATGTTACAAAACGTTAGCAAATCAATGGAAGCGCAAGATTTGGCGATTAAAGAACAAGAAGCTAACATTAAAGCCTACGATGCAGAGACTAAACGTATTAGCGCAGTTCAAGCATCTATGTCACCAGAACAAATACAAGACATTGTAATGGGTACGGTACATGGTATGATTACAACTGGCGATTTAGTAGGCGAGATGCCAGGTCGCGGCGCACCTGAAATGC